CCCCCCACGCTATTAAAGAACAATTTAAAATTTAAAACATATGAACGCAAAAAACTTAAACCTATTCAATAGGTTTCAAATGAACAAAAACGATTATTGGGACGCAGATGAGAACTATGCAGTAGAATTGTTCCAAGATGTTATCAATGGTAAATTATATCCTAAGACTGTAAAGTCTGAGGAGGAGATTAGAGAAATGTATGTAGGCAACTTTTCAGATGAGGAGTTTGGGGAGTATGCTATCATGATTACAGGGGCAGATGTTCCCAAAGCTGATGTTATTAGTTACGGCGTGGATTACGCTATACATAAAGGCATGGTAGAGGAAAACGGCTACTATTTCCAATTAGAAGAGCCAGAAACTAAATCTATGATAGGAGATGTATCTGTGTATGTAACTACAAAAAAGAAATGGAATCATGAATACTTATATGGTCAATGGATTTCATTTAATAAATACACAAACTTGGAGGCTTTCTACAAGGCATGTAGAGAATTGTTCCCTGATGAGGAAAATCCAGAACTAATATTTCATAGTTGGGATATTCCAGAGGAGCGAAGAGAACTTTGGAAGTTTATAAAGAGACAAGATGAGTTACATCCAGATTTCTTTCTACTGAAAAAAGTTTATAAAGAAGAATTACATATCTTAGCCTACTTGGTAGATATAGGAGAAATTTCTGAGGAAGCCATAGAGTGGGCAAGGGATAACTATATAGGAAAATTTGATTCTTACGAAGAATTAGGAAAAGAATTAGTAGAAATGGGATACTTTGAGTTAGAAGATGAATACAAAAAGTATTTCAATTATGCTGAATACGGAGAGGATATGAGTTACGACTTGTATGATGTAGATGGATATTATTTTTGGAATTAAAATCTTGTTGCATATGTTTTTTGGCGGGATGATGCCTGACAGTTGTCCCGCCATTTTTAAAATCTAAATTATGAATACACAAAGAATTAAAATATTAGAGCAAACCAAAGGTAAAAATTTAGAAGATAAAGCCATTGAAAAATTAAAGTGGTTTGCCTTTGAATATATACAAATGTCTGAGGAAAGATTGCGTGAGGCTTATTTAGGCACTTTTTACAGCACTTCTGACTTCGGAGAGTATGTTAGCCTACTCACAGAGAGAAACTGCCCAAATGATGCCTTAAATGAGCTGGGAGAGGCTTATGTAGAGGTAAATGATATTGTAATAGTAGAAAATCATTATTTTGATTTCAATATTCCTAATATTTTAATAGATATTGTAGGATATGTTTCTACTACATTAGACCCAGAGACAGAGAAGAAGATAGTCTTAGGGCATTACAAATCAATGGTGGAGTTTGAAACGGCATGTAACGAACTGTATCCAGATGAGGAGGAATATATATTTAGGTGGGAAGCAAGTTCAATATTCAAACCATACTTAGGAGAGAAAGAGATAGATGAGAATTTATTTTTACTTTCTGATATGAGTTATGATTGGGGTAGGATAGTAATGGCGTATGCTGAATATAGATATAGACTTGATGATGAGATAGTTAAAGAGGTAGATGAATACTATATTGGAGAGTTCGGAAGTGATTATGAGTTTGGTAGATACCTTGTAGATAACGAATTTATTGAGGTATCAGAAGAGGTAAAACCATATTTTGACTTTGAGAAATACGGTATGGATATGAGGTTAGATAACATTGAGGTAGACGGATACTATTTCTGGAAATATTATTAGAAAGCCATTTTGATTATATATTTAGTTAAGAAGCCCTAAGCATGGCGGTAAACTGCTTTTTAATATGAAAAATGCTAAATACATAGGAAAATTTAAAGATTATGAAACCTTTGCAGAAAAACATGGTTGGAAAGAGGGAAATAAAATAATGTTCGCTATTGAATATATGGATATACATAACATTGAGATAGAAGGAGATAAATGTTATCAATACCATAAGCCAAGTGTTTTAGATGAGATTAAAGTAAGGATAAATGGAAATTGGTATGTAGTAGGAGATTATAATACATTAGAGGAGTTTAATAAGGCAGTAGGTTGTAAAGATGGGTATCTTCCAGATATTGAAGATTGGGAAGTTCCAGAGATTTTTGAAGACTTAATACACAAAGAAGGCATAAGTAGGAAACTATTTCTAATAAAAAGACAAGATGAGATGGAAGGAAGAATCATCCTGGCATATGCTGGAATATATGGAGCTATAGAGGAAAGCATGATATACTATGCATTAGAGGATTTTATTGGAGAGTTTGAATCCCTTTATGACTTAGGATACTATTTAGTCCACGAATTGAATTTAATAACTATTGAGGGAGAGACTTATGGTTGTTTTAGTTATGAGGGTTATGCAAATACTCTACTAACTTTTGCAGGACAAATAGTGAGTAATGAAAATTATTATTTTTGGGATAACAATTATTATTAAAATTATGAAAAAGAATATTGTAAATTTAGAAATAGCGAAAGCACTTAAAGAATTAGGATATACACCGAAAGAGGTTACACCTTATTATTTTAAAGAACTTCTTTATTTAAACATGTTTGTAGAGGATTGGGATATAAAAAGCTTTAGCACAATGTTTATTCCTATACAAGATGTTGTAAATGTAGATGATGATCCTTATCATGTTGGGGCTATCCCAGCACCGACTATTCATGAGGCGTTAGAATGGTTTGAAAGCAAAGGGGAAAGATATATGATTAAGGTAGAATTAAATGATTATGTTGCAGAAGTAATGCAGGAGGGAACATTTATTCCTATAGGCAAATATAAAAGCCGTAAAGAGGCGGAGGAAAGTATAATGAAATTCTATATCCGAACTGCCTTAGAAGAAAAGATTTACAAGTTAGAAAAATTAACTAAAATTTAAGATTATGAAACTAAAAGATTTAGAAATACAAAACGGAAATTATGTAATCTATGAACACTCAATAGAGTTACAAGAAGATTATAGCGACCCTAAGGTAGACGATGTTTGGAGATATGCAGAATATGATGAGGCAAAAGAGGATGCAGAAAATGTAAAGCATATGCCAGTAGGATATTCATCAGTAATATATAAACTTACTATTCCTACGCACTTAGCAAAGGATATTGAGTATGATGATGCTGAGGACTTTTATGAAGAGAACTGCTCTGAATTTGATGTAGAGTTTTTAGAGCATGTTAAAACAGAGGAAGGAAAGAATATTGAGGGAGCAGTTGTTATCAAGTGGCAATGGAACAAATATGTGGGCTACAGCCGTAACTTTGTAGGAGTAGGAATTGCTGGACAATATCCTTATCATAATATCCTTAAAGAGATAGACCTTATTACAGGCGATGAGGATAGAGTTTTTAGAACTAATTATAGTGTATTGGCTACTAAGGAAGAATTGGAGGAACATGGCACGGAGGTATTGCTAAGAAAAATGATTGAGGGAGATTGGAAATGGAACAATGTTCAAGATGTATCCGATACTATGGCTCGTTTTGTCACAGAAGACCTTAAAGACTATACAGATAGAGCAATGTTTAACAGAATATATCAAGGGTATCATCTTGGTAAAATGGTAGATGAAGAGGGCAGTATTACTCACGAGGGTTTTGAATGTGAATGGAAATCAAGGGTTCGTATTCGAGAAGAATATAGAGAGGATTTAAGAAGACTAATTGAGAAAGGCATTTTGTCAAATGATATTGTAGAGGATATGTTAGAGTTAGATTATCAGAAAGTGATGGAAGTATTAAGTAAAATCAAAAAAAATTATGAAAGATAAATTAAAAGAATTAGGATTTGAGCCACTTATGAATGGTGAAGTAGTAGTAAGTGGTAGTAATGAACTTAATGTATTTGAGGTATCTAAAAAGTTATTAGAACTTGAAGACTATCTTATACATGAATTAGAAGCAGAAAGTATAGTAATTGAACCAATCTATCTTGATGTAGATTGTGATTGTATGAAAACTAAAATAGAAGTAGAATGGAGCTAACAAGAGAATGGACTGTTGTTTATTTCGTTGATGATGTGAATAGAGAGCCGTATTTAGTAAAGGCAGTCACAGACAATGGTGACTACATCTTAGGAGAGAAGAACTGTCCAGATACGCCACAAGAATTTGAAACGCCGAGAGAATTAGTAAGAAGATTTCCTACGGCGGAAGAAGAAGTAGTAGCAAAAATTATAATAGCAAAGAAACTATGAAATTAGAAAAAATTTTAGATAAGAAATCATTATATAACACTTTACATTACGGAGTAGTTATTGATGGTCACTTAATAGTAACAAATAGATTTATAGTAATAGTTACGCCACTTAAAGCCCTTATTAAAGAAGAGGATGTGAATAAATTAGAGGGCTATATATTTGATTACGAGGGAGTTAAATTATTATCATCAAAGGATAGTAAAAAGTTAGAAATTGAAGATGGTATTTTAAGACTTGGTAATATTGAACATAAAGCCGTAGATAAATATGGAGAAAACGGAGAGGCTATAAAGCTTAATTATAATTCTAAGTATTCAATAAAACAGATAGCATTTGTGGAGAAAGGAGAGCCAGTTGTTATAAAAGCAATTTCAGGCAGTCAGTTAGGGCTGTTTGAGACTGTGGTAGAAAAGAAAAACTCATTCACTTGTATCAATGCTGTTAAAGGTAAAGAGAAAACACCGATGTATTATCTTACAATGCAAGGCGATGAATCTGGAACTTATGGAGTGTTAATGGGTATTAGTAACCCTTATATTTAATATTATGAAATCATTTGTAGATAGAATAGAAGAATTAAGAAACGAGGCGGTAGAATCAATTATGGATAGCATAAAGCCTCACAATAGAGTAAGTGTAGAAAGATTTGGAATTGAGGAAGAAGAGTTAGGACTTATAACTTATATCAATTCAGATTATAGTTTTAATGTTCAAGGAGACGGTTTTCCTTATCATATTAGAAAGTGTTCAACAGAAACACTATGTGTTATAGCAGATGAGTTAAATTTAAATAGTTAGAAATCATGGGATATACAACAGTAATAGAAAGAAAAATATACATAGGCTCTAATTGGGAGCATAGAAGAGAGAAATATGGGAAATTAGAAATCAAATCTTTCCCAAGTAATATTACACCATTTGATACATCTAAAATCAGCGAGATTATAATACAGGAATGTAGATTTGGAGGCGATGAATTGTTTGAACTATATAAGTCTTTGGATGATGAATTAACTTATGAAAATGAATGGTGGGCTGGCGAATTGAACAAGGAACATGTGGAGCAGTTGATTGATTTGATGGAAAAAGACGATGAAACTTTTTCAGAAGAAGAAGTTAAACAAATGAAAGAATTTTTGTTAGGAATGTCTGATGAATGGTTTTACGAAATTAAAATAGTATGACAATTAAAACTAAAATAACGAGGGACAGTAGGCTTAATCCTACTGCGGTCACAAATGAGTTCAAGGAGATAGTGACTGCTACCTGCGACCTGCTTGGAGTAAGAGAGCCAGACTTAATAAGAAACGCAGTAGAGAAATATGTTAGAGAGATGTATGCACATGGCGATGTTATAACATTTGATACTGACAATTTCCATAAAGGAAATGTGGGATCACAATATGTAACAGGCACTGTATACACATCGTTTGATAGACCTAATCACTTTACATTAGAAGTAATTTCTGATGAAGAAAAAGTGATAGGAATGAGTGTAACCTTTTTAAAATCTAATGAAGAATTAGAAAGATTACATCAAAGAATTATTAAAAGATTTTCCACCATCAACGGGCTGGGCTGGTAACTTAAAATTTAAAAAATATGAAAACAGTAATTAAAGGAGCAGTTTATAAAAGAGAAAATGATTTAGTTATCCCTCACTATACAGGAGAGTGTTGGATGGTAGACTGCGATAACTATGTAACAATGGAAGAATTAAAAGCAGACTATGATGAAGATTATATTAAAGAGGTGGAAGATAACTATATTGAGTATGAGGGAGTTAAGTATTATTATGCAGAGTGGTCGCCAGAGCATGTAACAGATGATTGGGAATTATTATCAGATATTAGTGAGTTAAGAATGGAAGATATAAACATTTAAAATTATGGGATATTATATAGACTTTGAATTAGAAATTCAAAATGTAGATAAAGTAGAAAATCTTGGAGAAAGTATTGAGGAACTTTGTCCAGATTTAGTAGAAAGTATACAATATAACGGCGGAAATGCTGAATATGAAGTGAAATCGGGATATGTTATGTTTAACTCAAAATGGTATGAAAGGGAAAACGAGTTGATTGCTCTATCAGAAAGGTATCCAGAATTAAACATTACATTGTTCTGCAAGGGAGAAGATGGCGAAATGTGGTTAGAATTTTATAAAGGAGGAAAATTTGAACAGGGAACAGTGAATCTTGAATATTCAGAAACAACATTATGGTAAATTAAAATTAAAAATTATGGGATATTACACACATTTTAAAATTGTATTAGGAAAATCAACTAATGAAAATAAGGAACAACTAATAAAAGATATTAAGAAGTATTGCTCAGGTTTAGCATCATTCTTAGAATACGAATATACAAATTATGATTATAATGATATTGTTACAGAATACGGAGAATATGTTTATGGAAAGTGGTATAACTTTGAGGAGGAAATGGTAGAGTTATCAAAGCATTATCCTAATCTCAACATAACTGTAAATGGTCATGGAGAACAGATTGGAGATGAGTGGATATTATATGTAAAGGCGGGGAAAACAGAATATCATAGGGCAGAATTTCCTACATCAACATTATGGTAAAATTAAAATTTATATTAAAATGACAACGAAATTATTAAAAATATTTGAAGAACTCGGTTGGACGCACGAGGCGGAAGGCAAAGTAACTGTGTGGGAACAGCCAGAATTTGACCCTACGCAATTAAGTAAGGACATTAGAAACTTTAAAAACATATGTTTGGAGGAGTTTGAGGAGTATAATATTGAAATAGAAGATGTTAAATGGGATACAGAAACTCAAACTTATACAATGGATTATAGAATTGTAAGTGATAGAATTTATGAACTACGAAAAATATTAGAAGAGTTAAGACATCATTACAATCATAATAATCTTGTAAATGAATGTGAAAATAGGGTATCTAAAAGGTTTACATTAGAAATTAACATTTTTAGAGAAATACATCTTACATTTATAGAAATGATTATAACCCTTACAGAAGAGAATATCTTAATGGAAGGCTTTGTAGAAGCCGTGTTAAACGAAGACAATCACACAGTGGAACAAATATTTGAAGAAGCATATCAAAGATTAAAATAAAAAAATTATGAATCATTTAACATTAGATAATTTGGAAGATTGGTCAAAAGAAGACCTTACAACAGTAATAAAGATGATTGAGCTATTTAGAGATGGTAAATACTCAAAAGATTTTTATCCTGCAGAAGTGACAATACTTAAAAATCCCGATTTAGATGTTATTTATATGACCAATGCAGACTATTATGCAGCCGTATATAAAGACGGAGAATTAACTACTTATTACACATCACCTTGTGCAGGATTGGAGGGAACATTTGAAGAACTGTCTGAACAGTATGAGGATATGTGTGAAGAAGATAAAGAATGGTTTAACGAAATAAAATCAGCAAGACAGTGAAAGCAACAATAAATTTTGAAACGGACAACCTCATCGTAGAAGCCTTTGGTTATAGAGAAACTTTTGACATGAGGGAAGAGATGGTAATTCAAGGATGGGATGATGCTTGGTTTGTGTTAGGGTTAGAAAGAGATGATAAAGAGGCTTATTTTGAATTAGACTTTAATCTTGTATGGAATGAGGGAGAAGAGCCTATTATGAGTGTATATCCTGTGGTTGATGGTAAGAAGTTTCATACGAGTTGGGAAAGATGTGAACTTAAAATTGTAGGTGAAAGAAAGGAATATGAACATGTAAATAAAGACATTGAGAAAGACATTAGAAACTATTACAATGGATTTATAACTTTAAGAAATTCTGAATTTGTAGAAGAAACTATCCATCTCACAGATGAAAACATTAAGAAAGTAATCAGTAGGATGGCAACGAAAGGAGATAAGATTGTCCTATATTCACTTGAAAGAGTGTTAGAGAATAGATTTTTAATGGCATTGCTTAGTCCAAATGAAAAAGAAAAGTTACAAATGATAATTGATAATCCACAAGTAGAAATTTCCATCGAGAAAAATATATCTCTTAATTTTATGAATAAATTAAAGAACAATGGTTATGATGTTTATGGGTTTATAAACAAAGGATATGCAGTCAAAAAAGAAAGATAATATTTTCCTATATTTAGGAATAATTTTAATAGCAAGTGCCTTAGTAAATATGGGCAGTTTGATTTATATCATCAAGAAAGAACAGCAACCAAAAGTAATATTCCCAGAGGAATTTCACTTGGTAGATGAGACTGACAGTCTTAAAGTAACATATAAAAATGATAGTTTAATAGTAGAATTTAACAACTTAAAGAATCAGTAATGGAAGCACCATCTAAACAACAAATTAAGAAAAAGAAACAAGAAATTGTAGAAGTTACGGCTATAAATGTAGGATATGCTACTGCGGTATTTAATCAAATTCCTGCATATGCTATGATTGCAGCAGTGAGAGAAAATGTAGATTTGATACCTATGATGAAAACAGAGACAGATGTTATGAACTTATTAGTAACAGAATCTGTTAGACATATGAGTTATCAAGACTTCAAAGACATAGAACAATACTTTTTAACTAATTAAAACAAATCAAAATGGAAAATAAAACATATAAAGACAAATTAAAAAATATTATTAGACAGTTACCTTGGCTTTATGATACAGAGAATTCTGCAATAGTCAGTGCGGTAAATAGTTTAAATCACTTAAAAATTTCAAAAGAAATAAATAAGTTTGAAGAATTATGTAAAGAAGAATTTTCTAATGTAGAAATAAAAGACCTATGTTATGATAAAGACCGTGGAATGGTTTTACGATTTGATATACGCTATAATGATAGATTATTTGCACAAGAATGTCTAACAAACATTATTAGCGGGGTTAGAAACAACACTATTGTAAAAGAAATAGTAAAAGAAACTGTGATGACAGATGTAGATAAGATGGAGAAAGTTCTTTCATTATTTATCGCAACAGAATATCATTCAGATTTAGAATATCTAATTGGATTGGGAGTATTTGATAATAATATTTATAATGATATATTAAGTATCAATAATCCAATGTCTCAAAATAAGGTTATGGATATACTTGAAGAGGGATATGTAACTATTAACCAATACTATGATGATATAAAATATATTGTTGGAGATATAATTAAACATCGCAATGTTGGACTTAATCCCTCCGATTATGTAATATTAGATTATAATGGAGACTTTGTAAAAACACCATCTGGAGCAATTACTATTTATAAAGAATACATAGATGCTTATAATGATATAGATAAACAAAGTGATGCTACAATATATAGATGTGTAGAATTACCAAAAGACAAACAAGAAGAATTAATTAACTACATTAAATCCTTAATTTAAAATGATACTTAACAGAGAAAACATAAATATAAAAACTATTGGAGACATTAAATTCAATAGTGTAGAGATTGCTGAAAATAGTGGGGCTAAGATTATATCAATGCTTACACATAATTTATATTCCAATCCGTTAAAGAGTTTTATTAGAGAAACAGTTTCTAACGCCGTAGACAGCACTAAGGAGGCTGGAAATGATAATCCTGTTGTTGTAAGTCTGTCCACGATTAACGACGATACAAGGATAACTGTAAGAGACTTTGGTACAGGACTTTCACCTGAGAGATTTGACCAAGTATTCAGATTCCTCGGCGGCTCTACAAAAGAAAACTCTAACGATTACATAGGATGTTTTGGTATTGGTAGATTTAGTTGTCTTGCAGTGGCTAATGAAGCAGAAATTACTTCTTTCTATGATGGAGTATGTTATAAATACTTGATGTATAAGACAAGTAACGGAATCAATATAGATTTGCTCCACACTCAACCGACTGATGAGCCAAATGGATTGCAAGTTAGTGTAATAATTGCAAAAGAGCCTGATACACATATAGATAATGTTGAAAAAACGCTTGATTACTTTGAAAATGTTGTTATAATAAAAGATGATGAGGTAGTAGAAAGAATAAAAATAAACAAAGTAGGAAGTATAGTCCTAAGGTCAAGAAGTAATAAGTATGACCATGGACAGTTGATAATGAATGGTGTTCATTATAATATTGACCTTAATGCTATAAGAAATATATTAGGGTTTAACAAAGTATTATTAATATCTGAAACTTGCGTTGGAAGTGTTATCAATGTAAATATTGGAGATGTAAATGTTACTCCTAATAGAGAGGCACTTTTATATGATGAATACACTTGTAATAATATCTATAAAAGAGCCAAAGAAATAAAAAAGGAATTTATAGCATTAAAAGAAAAAGAAATAGGAGAAAAGGGTATTACAAGAGATAATTGGCAGATAATCTCTCATTTGAAATGGTTAGCATGCAATGGATTTGGGTATAACTATCCTATTATTTTCAATGGTGAGACTTTCTTTACGGAGCATATCCAATATTTTTATGATACATTAATGAATTGTGATTTTAAAGGAATACATAATACTTTGCTTAGAAACAATGGAGAGTCTTTGACTAGTAGATATATTAGAATAGTAGATATAGTAGAGGCATTTAAAAACGGTAATTTATACTTAAAACCATCTAAATTAAATAAACATTCAAGAGACTATATTATTAATAATTGTCCATCAGGAACTATATTAGTAACAAATAATGATGTTATTAAAATAATGTTTTCTATGATTGATAAATGTAAAGAAGACATGGAAATGCAAGTTCTAAAAGAATGGTTATCAGAAACTATTATCGCATCTGAATTATCTATTCCTAAGGAGGAACCTAAATCAAAAGATAAGAAAGAAAAATCAGATAAAGTAAGATATAAAATTATGAATCAAATATTTTATAAGGAGTTATCTGAGCTTGAGAAGGATAAAGAACAATATGCTATAATACCTCCAGATGCGGAGGCTAAGCATTCTCATATCGGTAAAAGATATGTAATTAAAGTCAATAAGACTATGTATGCTAAGTTATTAGAATTAGGATTTAAGTCAGTAGTATCTCTAGTGAAAGAAGCTAAAGATGATTTATTCTACAATAGACTATATTCTGGATTAGAAGAAACCCTAAGCTCCTTAAAAGAAATAGGATATACAATGGATAGAAAGATATATAATGAAATAAACGAGGGTAACTCTAAATATCTAAGTAATTATAATTATTGGATTAAGACTAGTATAGAGGTTCCTAAAGAGTACAAATGGATTGAAAACCTTAAAGAACTAATAGGAGTACCTCTTTATGGACAATTTAGATTAAAAATATTAAAACAATTATTACCAATTAACTTTGAAATAAACGATAAAAATGAAATTACAGGTCAGAAACCAGAGAGCAGTCTTTTTGTTTAGCGATAACTCTACATTCATTGTAGAGCCGTTTACAGATAAAGATTATAACTTTTGTATTAACCATACAGAAGAAGAAATAAAAGACAAATTTACTACTATTATAGAGATGCCAGAAGTAGTAAACCTTGATATATCGTCGAGCAAAATACTTACTGAGGAAGATGGGCGTGTTATTATCTCCTCCGTTTCTAAGATAGGACTACCTGAGATACTAATAAAGAGAATTATCGAGGCGGAGAAGAATGGGACAGAATTGAAATATGTTAATTTTTGGAAACTATTATCACTCAATCCTAATGAACATGCAAGAAACAATCTGTTATGGTTCTTAGAGAAATTTGATTTTGATATTTTAGATTCGGGCTTATTTGTAGGATACCGAAATGTAGTATCTAAAAACAAATCAGAATTATCTGCTACCTTAGATATGTTTACAGAGTTAATAAGACAGGGTATTGAAAAAAATAATAATTTAATATTAGAACTTAAAAGGCAGCAGGAGTATACAGACCAATACTCTAAAACATTCTCTATTAAATTAGGAGAGCCTGTGAAAATGAAAAGAAGCAAGTGTGATGAGGACTCTAATAATCCTTGTTCAAAAGGACTACATATTGCCCATAAGGGTTGGGAAAGTTTATCTTCTTTTGGAGATACAACTATAGCATGTTTAGTTAATCCAAGAAATGTAGTGTCTGTGCCTACGGGCAGTGATTCGGGCAAGATGAGAGTTTGTGAATATTATCCTATGGATGTGGTTTTAAATAACATTGGAGATTATGAACAATCAGATGAGTTAATTGAAAGTCAGTTAAACTATATAAGTCAATTATCCTATGAAGGCAAGGTTAATAATAAAGATAGTCAGAAATATAAATTCAAAAGAAAGTTTCAGACTTATCAATCTATTAAATTTGACTTAGAAGAATTAAAAAGAACATTACAATGAAACGATATATAATATACATTATATGTAGTTTGTATTTAAAAATTGGTAATATAACATCTAAATTTTTTATGTAAAATGAAATCGAGAGACACAAAGTTTTTCACATTCTTATATGATGAGAACGGGGAGCTGAAACTGTCCCAATACACGGCGATAAACAATAACATTCATAAGAATCTATATGATTTAGTAGATATTTTTAAAAAAATTGATAAACGGATTTTAAATATTAAACTAAAAAACATTACCTTTGCAGAACAAATGGATTATGATTTACTAAATGAGTTTGAAAAATCAGTATTATCAAATTCTAAACTGAACTTTAAACAGAAATTATCTGAACTCAGAGCCAATGATAATTACTATGCTACAAGTTCTGATGTAGGAACAAGAATATTTCCAAGAATAATGAATGGAAATATTACCAAAGTAAGTAAAGTAAATTATGATCCTTATGTTAATAGAGATATTGATATGGTCTTTACTATCAACTTAAAGAAAAATTATTTAAAGGTAGAATATAAAAGTATAAGAAAGACTTATGACTTAGATAAGCTGCCATCAAGAAGGATTCTCGAAGAAGTATTTAAAGACCCCAACTATATAGAAGATTAGTTATGAAATGTAGAATAGTTTTAGAAAAAGTATCTGAGGTAGAATTTAAAAAACTACCTTATGGGATAGACCCAGAGTATGTGTCGTTTAATGTTGTCTTAGGAGAATTTGAAGGACCAGCATTAATAAAAGCATACTCAGAAGTAGTGAATTTGGATATAAGTCTTATAGTAAATGAACGAAGACATATTCAAAAATATGTTATTGAAAAGATAATTTCTTATTACAGAGAAGTTTATTCAGATAACATAGAAGATATTAAAAAATTGGAAAGAGTATATAATGCTATTCCAGATGAACAAACTTATGTAATTTTAGAAGTAATAATATGAAAACAGTTTTTAAAAAAGGAGATAAAGTTTTTGATATATTTTATGGCTGGGGCGAGGTAATAGAAAGTATAGTTGCCAAAGAAGAAGACAATACATACCCAATAGAAGTAATGTTCCCAGACCAAACTTGTACTGATATATACACCAAAGATGGTAAGTGGGATGAATACGATATGCTTCCAAGACTATCGTTTACAGAATATACTATTGTAGGATTATCTCAAGAGAGACCAAAAAATTTAAAAAGATAAAATATGATACCAGATTTTAAAGTAGGAGATCGTGTTTATGACATCCAATACGGGTGGGGAACAATAACTGCTAAAAGAGAGACCTTTGAAGACCCTAATTATATATGGGTAGTTACCTTTGAAAATGGGGATACTGATGATTATACTATTGAAGGAAAATACAATACCACAGTGAGGTATCGCAGTCTTTCTTTCACAGAGTATGACTTTGTCAATGGAGGCTTTAGTCAAGAAAGAAAAATAAACTACCATGACTATGTAGGAAAGTGGGGGAAATTTAGTAATAGTGAAGAAGACATAATAGTAATCTCGAAGTTACAGGAATATAATCCTAATACAAATTCCCCATCAGGAAAATTATTCAAAGAGATAGCTTTTGATAAAGAGTTTTATTATTTCGAGCCGCTAACCGAATCAGAACTTTGTAAATTAAATTTGAATGGGACAGATATTTAGAAAAGGAGATAAAGTATTTGACCCTCTAGTAGGGTGGGGGACAGTATATAATGTAGTAAGTTATACTGAGTATCCCATAGTAGTAGTATTTGAAAATGGTAACACTTCTTATAACTACACTAAAGACGGAAAAAGACTTCTCGAACATAAATTACCAATTCTTTCTTTTGTAGAATATGATTTTATTAATGGAGGATATAGCACTACTAAGAAATATAATTATAGTGAATATATAGGAAAGTGGGGTAAGTTTACTAATGAAGGTACAAGTAACATTGTTATAAACAAATTAAAAGAATACAATGAATCTGAAACCTTACCGTTTGTTAGTGCTGAAGATATTAAGTATAAAAATTTCATTCCTCTATCTGAGTCTGAAATTGAAATTTTAGGATTATAATTATGAGATTTAAAACCAATAAATTTTTAAAAGTTGATTCTCCCGTTATATATAAAAAGACGGGAGAGTTGGCTATAAAGAATGATACCATAGAGTTAATTTGCAAACTTCCAATGGCAGGTGAAGAGAGTAAAGAAAGATCATTGAGGATAGCACAGTTACTTATGAATGCAGATGATTTATTTGACTTTCTGAGAAAAGTAAGTAAAGAATACAATATGCCTGAGGAATATAAAGAGGCTGCGAAAGAATTAATTAATCAATTTGAAGTGTAATGAATACAAAGGAACTAAAAGAATGGATAGAAAGATTTAAACCTTATTTTTATAACATGCTATCTGGAGCAATATTAAGAGGTGAAAACAAAATAACCATAGAAACTTACTACCCTTACCTTAAAGAGTCAGACAGCATAACAGAAAAACACATTCATAAAATGTTTAAAGATTTTCTGGAAGATTTAGATTATAAAATTATTGAAGAAGAAACAAATGATAATAAAATAACAATATCATGGGAATAATATTATCAGCAAAAGAAGCAAAAGAAAAAAGTGAGTTTATGCTTAATGTCAATCTACTTATTTTTAGTACTATCTGGAATAATATAGATGCTACTGAAGTAGAATTTGAAGGAGATCCTTCGGCTAAAGAATTAGAATGGATCAGTGAGCTTGGACTAAAGATTAAAAACAATAAATTAATATGGGGGTAAGAATACCAGAAGGACCTTTCTCTAATGTAAGGTTCTTCTATCCCAAAAAGGGAAGAGAATATTTAGTATTTATATCTGGAATCTATCATGTAATAAGAGATGGATTTGGATTTGTAGATATTGAAGATTTAGAAATAACAGAAATAAAAATCTACCGTAAACATTCAATAGGAAAAATTGAGGTAGAAGATCAAGAATTAGCAAACGAAATTATCAAATTATTAAAAAGAGATTTTAATTATAACACATTTAAATTATGGGAAGAAAAACAACAACGGCTACAATCATAACAGCATTATTACTTATGGTAAGCTGTGCCGACAGATCACATGACAGTTTTATCGAGGACATTAACAGCGGAAAGACTACTGTAACTCCTACGCCAACACCTAAACCACAGCCTACTCCTGTGCCTACACCTCAACCAAAGCCGAAGCCTGTGAAGCCAAAAGGAAAGGTACTATTAAAAGTAAGAGAGTATCAAGAATTTGAAACTTACAGAGAATTTCAAATGCCTGAAAAAGGAACATATAGGGCAGAGTTTTCAGACGGAGCAGTCCAAGCAACCATTAAATTTGAAGAAGATAGAATTACCGTACAGACAATAACAGACCTTAATACTGTTTCTAATTCTGTTAGAGATAGATACAAAAGAACTAACATAGAAGCATTAAACATCTTCAACTATACTAATGAAGAACATGCTAAAGCAGGTAGAGACATTAAAATATCTTCTTTAAAAGTGGCTTATGGTTCTCCTGAAAACCCTGGGGTAACTGGAGGCTTTACTTTATACGGAACTTATACAGAAAATGGCCAGTATAAATATGTTTGGTTTCATATGACTACTTATCACTATTATGAAAAAACAATATTTTTTAGAAAACCAGATAGAGTACTGGATTATGATGAGTATGATCAAGCACATTTATATAGAATAAAATAAAATAACGGAGGTAGAAAAATTCTATCTCCGCTTTTTTTGTTTCTGGACTTTCCACCATCAACTCAACTAATGAAAATTTCCAGCTTCTTGTCATTATTACTTAAAAACGACTTCACTTTATAGAAGCTCTTTCCTTTATACACTTGACCATTTACATCCCAAACTACTAATTCTTTAACTTCGGGATACTCAGTTATTATAGCTCTTTTACCATATTTTTCTTCATCATTAGAAACCACTTCTGTTTCTTCGGCTATAGGTCTTGTCAAATAATGTATTATTTCGTTATTTTGATTATAGTAAGCATATCTAAATTCATTGTAATCAAAGCCTACTCTGTATAAAACTCCATCGTATTTAACTAATGAGTCTTCCTCTATCGGATTTCCATGATAATCATTCAGATGTCTCATCTTTATAAAATAATATTTCGTTAGTTACTGTTTCTAATTTGTCTTTTAATTCTAAATATCTTTCTTTACTTTTTTCAAAACATTTCATTTCTTTTCTATCGGCATTACTTCTATCGAATTTTCCGTGATGTTCTACACATAAATAAAGAATATTTGAATCCTCATGAGCAACTTCGGGATGCTTGGATTTACTTATGATATGGGCTACTTCCGCCACTATACCAAGCAGTTTTCTCCCGCACTCCTCACAACATAATTGATTTTTCTGTATAATTTCTATATGCTTCTTAAAGAAATCTCCCCTACCATCCACTATTTTCTTTTTTACAGCCTTTTTAGGCTTTATAATACTCGCATGGTAATTACATACCTTTTTTCCATAATATTCTGAATTTGCATCCTTTATGGTCGTTCTGATAGGTACTTTTCTATCACAATCGGGATATTCACAAGGATATAATTTTAATTTCTCCATAATATAAAATAATCTCTTTTCTTTTCTCCAAATTTACCATTGGAGTTATACCACATCACATACATATCTTCTTTTTCTATGTATTCAAAATATGGCTCATATTTCACGAATAAAATAAGAGCCACTAAAATAAGCATTAATATCATAAATTCTTATATTTTTCTTTTATTTGTTCTGTATTACCATTAATAAATGTACATAATGGACATAAATCGGGTCCCCACGACATTTTATCTCTTTGGTTTGCATTGTTATCTACTTTAAAGAACAAGGTCATCATATTATAGACAAATTTCTTTTCTATAGAATCAAACTTATCCATTAAGGCATCACATACTGCTTGTACCATTTTAAAATTAGGATAATCTTTATATATTAAGAAATCAGATATTCTTCCTAATATGGTAGGACCTGCACTTACTACTTTATCTTCAAATCCATGGCTTATATAAAGTTCTTTTAGATATTCATAAGTTTTCATTGTGTCTTCGTGTTGGGGCGACATGTTCCAAGCGTTATCTAAAATGGACTGTCCCAAGTCTGTAAGGCGTATTCCTTTCCACGGCTCCTTTTTGGTAGCAGTCTTAATGTAGGTTACCCAGCCTTTCTTAATATAGACATCTACTAATTTATATTCATTTCCTGCTTCAGATGTAACAGTATAGTCATATAAATATTCTTTGACTATATTAGTTACATATTCGTTATTTTCTTTTTTCTTATTCGCCCTTACAAAAAGTAATACTCCAATAGTATCTGGCGTTATCTGTTGTTTAGAGAGTAAAGTTTCCATTTGTCAGTATTTTTCTTATTGTTTGTTTCAAATCTTCTATCGTGCCGCTATTGACAACAAAGGCATCGTATTCTGAATCACTAATATTATCTAATTCTGTTTCCGAAATATGTGTGTCGGAACTGTTTATTTCTGGTCTCACAACCTTAATAATAAATACTCCATTTTTCCTACATTCATCATATTCATTTTTAAATCTTAAATCAGTAATTACTACTTTATCTTCATTTTTGATATTATCAAATAATATCTTAATCCAAATATCCTTACCAAATTTTTCTTTAAAAACATCTCCTACATCTTTCATTAAATCTCTTGGACTTTTATTATTCCATCTTTTAATAGGAGTTTCTTTTTCTTTTCTTCCCTCTAACTGTGAATTAGGAATCCCAAAAACATCTGTAATTACTTTTTTAATAGGCATAGCAAATGAATACTGCTGGAACTCTAGGTCTAATTCCTTAATAATATTTCCTATGGTATCCTTTCCAGACCCTTTCTTACCTACTATGGCTATTATTTTCTTACTCATAATTTCTAATTATTAATTCATTTATTTTTCCTCGTTTATTGCCATCGCTATTGATGTTGCGTCGTGCAGAAACTGTCTGAATATCGTAATCTTCTAAAGAAGTTCTTGTATATTCAGTATCAGAATTACTAAGCATCCAATCTACTGTCTGAGTAGTATTTAAAAAGTTTAAAGCAGCAAATAACTCATCTGTTTCTTCCTTTCCAAATCCCTCTTTTGTATAAGCCGTGAAATCAGATGTATCACTAACTGGTAGGTACGGAGGGTCAAAATAACAGAATGTGTTTTCTTCTCTAACTACACTATATCTTGCTTTATATATAACTTCTTTATAGTCTTCACATAAAATAAGTACTTTCTTTTCATTAAGTAATCTACTGATGTTTCTTATGTTTTGCTCATCAAATATAGATACTTTTTCTCTTTTGCCCCACGGCACATTAAATTTACCTTTCTTATTTACCCTATAAAGCCCATTAAAGCATGTTTTATTAAGGAAAATAAACATCGTAGCTCTTTCTACTTCAGATAAGTTTTCAGAGTTATTATATTCGTCTCTGACTTCCTTATAGAATTGTTCTTGATTTGAATGGTTATTGTAAAGAGACTCAAAATTAAATAATTTTTCGATCAGTTCTTCACAATTATTTTTTATCTGAACATAAGTATTGATGAGGTCAGAATTATTATCTACTATTACAGCAGAAGTCATATTAGGATATTTATTAAGTAAATGAAATAGTACTGCACCTCCTCCTACAAAGTATTCTCTGTATCTGAATGGTTTGTTTTCTTTAATATAGTTTGGTAGTAAAGAATCTATTTTATCCAACAGTTGTCTCTTGCCTCCCGCCCACTTCACAAACGGACTGACAGAAACTGCAGCCTGTGCCTCAATCAACTCTTCAAGACAGTCTTTAAGCATCAACTCTCTACTGATATAGTACTTACTAGTTGTCCCTTTGGAATTGACATAATAAAAAGCATCTCCTCCATTTACTTCATGGAAAGAAACTTCATATCCGTAACTTTTAAATATTTCAAATGCTTCTGCATAAGTTTTAACAGAAAATCCCAAGTCCTTTAATTGTAGGACTTGGAAATTATTAAGTTTGTCGTCCATATATTGTTTTATTTGTGCAAAACTACAAATTATTACTCACATTTGCAAATATTTCTATGAGTTCTTTTACTAATTCTTTCCTAGCAATTTCATATGAATCATATTTCTGCTCACTAAAACAAACTCTTTCTATACTGTCTTCGATATAATAAATATATTTAGAATCCTCAGTAGATAACATTCCAATAAGTCCCTTCTCCCTAAACCATTTTAAAACAGTATCCCAAGTAGGGGCGGCAGTCAAAGGTTTATTTTTAAAGTCATGATTTGTCTTTTTAACTATTGCCGATGGTTTAGCCCTAGGGTTTCTAAAATTTGCTCTAAGGTCTATCATCTGCTCCTTGTCTTTATAATAGGAGAAACATTTCTCATGAAAATTTAATTCTTTCAGTTTTACAGCAATATCATATGGTACTGTACAATAAGTTATTTCGTCCATTATTTAAATTCTTCTTTAATCGCCACAGCAATAATAACTAATATTGCTACCGCAGGTAATAATAACATCATTAGTATATTCATTCCAGGAACTAACAACCCTATAAGAACAAATCTTCTTTTGAACTTATCACTGAGGTCTGGATCGGAATGGATATGGTCGTTATAAAACCATAAAAACAAAAGATTAAAAATGACCCAAAAAACTAATCCTCCTAAAAATATAAGTAAATAATTCATAGTAAAGGTTTAGCAGTTTCTAATAATTCTTTGTAATCTTTCAAAAATTGATTACAAACTTTCTCAGATCTAAAAACTAAAGGTTTAGTTAATTTCATAGTAGTCCATTCTGAAACTAATCCTCCATTTTTATTATGAATAACCCATTTAGATTGATATTCATCTTTCCAATCTATTTCCCAATCTTTATTAAATTCGTCTCTCAAGAAAAGAAGTTTACATAGAGCATTTATTGCAGCCGCCTCATCTTCAGATGGCACACATGCGTCTACAAAATCATCAGACATGTCAAATCCATCAATATTGTAGAAGTCACCTTGTTCTTTAGCACTTTTAAATGCTCTTTCAAAATCAGCATCTACAGCTACTAATTTAATTTTATTTAAAACAATAGTATCTTCTGTTGATTTTGTTTTATCTATCTCGTATCCTAATGGTATTTTTATTGTTTCCATAGTTTTTCCTTAACTGCTTTAAATTCTTCTAAACCTTTTTTCTCATATTCTATATCTTCTCCATGTCTTCGTATAGAAAATTCCAAATCTCTAATGAGTTTTTCAACCATGTCTTGAGCATATTGAAGAACATCGTAATTATCTAATTCATCAATATTAAATTCTCCTGAATAGACTTCTGGCCACCTTTCATCATAAGTGTCATCTAACTTCCAAATGATTTTCTTATTACTCTCTATAGTAAACACCATATTATCTAAGATATGTTTCTCACTAAATTGAGAAATATTATCTCCAACAGGTGTTTTATCTACATCCATGTAATCTGTATCCATTCCTACATTTTCCAATAACTTTCTGTAAGATTTCTGAATGTTGTATATTTTTAGTTTTAACTCATCAAGTGAGTAATTGTTTATTTTCATACCTCTTTAATTAAACCATTTAACTATTGTATCACCTATATATCCTTCTTTCCAAACAAACCAAGCATATGCTACGGCACTTCCACCTCCTGCTTTCATTTTCTCAAACTCTGCGTTTTTAGCACAAAGTATTCTACCTGAAGAAATCCATATTCTTGCTGGAGGATATTTCTCAAACAGTTTCTTTCTTGCCTTACCCTCAAGGAACTGTACTTTCAAGAATGCACATAACTTTCTTCCTTCTCCTAATAATGATAAAGATTTTTCAACAAACTCCGTGGCTTCTTTGTAAGGAGGATTCATAACAATATCTGCATTAGGATTTATTTTATCTACATGAAGCCAATTCATATTATGAAATTCTACATCATCATTTTCAAATCGTCTATCTTCAATATCATATCCTATTACTTTCTTACCAGCATTTTTCATTGCTTCCATAAGATGTCCTTGCCCATAAGAGTTATCAATAATAACATCTGATAAATTTTCAAGTTCTAATAATAACTCAGAAGCTATTGGGTCTGTGGCATAAAAATCCTGCGGATGTCTCTCTTTTTCTGTATGGTTACTTGCACCAAGTGTTGTATATATGTTACTCATATTTTATAATTTTCTCTAATTTACGACGAATTATTTGTAATCTTAATAACTCTTCTTTAAGTTTAATTTCTTGTTCTAAATTATTAATAAGTAGTTTATTTAAAAAGTTAGTAATATGTTGCATAGGTTCATAATATAAAAACTCTTTTTCTATTAAAGTCTTTGAACCATCTTCATGAGTAATATAAATATCTTCACTATAATTCCTCGGAAATTCGAATTTAAACAAATCTTCTTCTTTATTTTCCTTAAAAGCTTTTACTACATCTCTTCCAGGGATGTCTATATGCTCTATATCTTCTCTACTTAATCCAGATTCTATTAAAACCATTACAAGTGTATCATGCACCCCCATAATGGAAAACATAAAGTCTTTTTGTGTTCTTGATTTCATTATAATTAAAATGTTATGATGAAACTTCCTTTTGCGAGTTTAAAACAATCTTGTAGTACCTGTTTCTCATTTTCGTAACCATAATCCTCCTTTAGTTCTTGTAAAGTTAATAACTCACAATCATCTGTTATATATTTAGTTTCTTCCAATTTATAAATACTTTGTATCTCACCATTCATTAAATATTCATCTGAATTATAAATTAATGGTTTATCTAATTCCTTATCAGGAATTTCGTTTAATATCTCTTTTAATTTTCTTAATGTTATTGCACTCATTTCTTTAAATTTTTTTTAAATTATATCTTCATGAATATTTCCTACTATCATTAACTTTCTCACTCCAATTATAAATTTACTAAACTCTTTCATATCTTCAGGAGTCTCTACATTAACTAAAGCATAACTACCTATCCACTCTTCAAAAACAACCTTATATTTTTCATTACCTTCACCTTCCATTCTTCTTAATATATCACCTTCATATATTTCTTTTCCTAAACTATCTTTGAGTCCCGTAAACTGCCCAACAGTATTTTCGTCCACCCTATTATAGTCGTGAGCTGTATCCCCTTCACCATCCAATATATGAAAGTCATCATTAACTACAACTAAACTACCATATATCCATTCATCGTTGGGTGCATCTATTCCTCTAAATTTAATTGTTCTCATATTCTTTTAGTTTATATATTACGGTTTTTAAAAAATTACTATATTTTGTAAGTTTCACTTTAACCCCGTTAGGAGAATTGTTTTCAATAGAATCAATGAAAGATTCAAAATTGTTATTCATTAAATCTATAAAGTCTTCCTTACTACCTCTTTCTTTATACCTTTTAAGATATTCTTCTTTAAGATTTTTATCAGGATATACAACATAATATTTAAGTCCTAATTCTTTAAGTATGTCTCTTGTCTCTTGATGAGAACTTACAAATATGTACTTATAAATACCTAAAGCATCTTCAATTCTTTCTTTGTAGCGTTGCCACTTATCTTCTCCTGCATACCTACTACTGTCTAAGTCAATAAAATCATCATTATTTTTACCTAAAAATGATTTTCCTACTCCTGGAAATCCACTTATAATAATGGTATCTTTGCCCTCATGGATATTTCCTACAATTTTAAAACCATGATTATAGATGAGACTTTCCGTTAAATCCAAAGAAGAATCTCTATAAATTTCTCCCTCAATAGGTGTTGCACTAAATCCACCAAATTTTTCTGAATATTCTACCTTATGCTTAATATTCTTATCAGGGTCATAACTTCTACTTTGTAATAGAATATCTCCCTCATATATTTCTTTACCATCTAAATCTTTAAGTCCTGTAAATTGTCCAACAGTTGTAGGAATAACTCTATATCCACTTTCCAACACATCCCAATTTCTACAGTCTTGTTCCATAACACATACTTCATGTTCGTCAAGATGAATTAGGTCTCCATATACAAATTCATTCTTTACAAGTTCGGTTGTATAACCTCTAAATTTTATCGTTCTCATTTTTAATAGCTGATTTAATGTTATTAACCAAGGTTTCAGTGTTTTCTGCAAGTTTCTTATTAACGACCTCTAATATTTTAAATGACAATTCCGCATCTATTTTCATTGTAAATATATCTCCCACTTCATTAAAAAATGATACACTACCCTCATATCTATCAACTTGTTCCGCAGGGTCTTCTTTATGCATCCAACCTCTTTCAAAATGTAAATCAAAACTTTTTAATTTAAATTCTTTTTTATCTTCCATAATTAATTATTCTTTATTAATATTTTCACCTATTGTTTTCATAGGTTTAATCTTTTTGCAATTTCTTCTACTACTTTAACTGTTACAGCATTACCTGCTAAATCATATCGATGAGTACTTAAGATTTCCTTAACAGCTCCATCGTAATTACCATATTTAGTCCAATCATCAGGAAATCCTTGTAGTCTTTCGGCTTCATTTTCAGTAAGGTATCTTATTCTTCCATCTTTATGTTTGACAAAACTACCCACTGTTGAACTTTTTCTATATCTTTTAACTAAAGTTCGTGCACAGTCGTAAACTTCCCTATTCTTTTTAGAACAGATGCTTCTATCTTCTCCGATAGGAAATACTCCTTCCCCCCCCCTTACTTCTCTCTGCAAGATGTCCGACAAGGTACACTCGCTCTCTATTTTGGGGTAGAAACCATCTCGTATTAAGCAGTTGCCATTCAAGTCTATAGCCCCCAATGTCATGGAGCGTTTGCAATACTGCCGCAAAGTCTTCGCCACTATTTGAGGAGAGTGCTCCTTTAACATTTTCCCAGATAAAAACACGAGGTCTGACTTCTGAGATAACCCTGACTGCTCCATAGAAGAGTCTACTTTGTTCTCCATCGAGTCCCTCCCGTTTTCCGATACTACTGAGGTTTTGGCAAGGCGACCCGAAGGTAATAATGTCGATGTCTTTAAATTCTCTTCCATCAACATTTCTAATGTCTCCAATATATTTTGCATCTTTAAAATTATATTTATAGTTAGCAATAGCGTGTTTGTCTATTTCACTGAAATAATGTTCTGTAAATTCATATCCAGCATTTTTAAACCCTAAGGAGAATCCTCCTATCCCACTAAATAAATCAATTATTTTCACTTTATTTTAATTTTTATTTAAACCCAACCTCTCTATCATATCGTCTGTGAATGGTACAAAACATCTCATTTTTTCATATCCTCGACAAGTGTTTACTACGAAATATATGTAATTCCCAATCTCCTCCACTCTTTTTAACTCCCCTATAGCAACATTTTCAAATTCACCAAAGTAGTCTGTAAAAATTCCCCACTGCCCTATAAGGTTTTGATATTTTGATGCAGGTTTCTTTTTAATTTCGTATTCTTCATATGCAAGTAAGTTCACAGCAGTCCTTTCATCGTAATTTCTATTGATGTTGTCTTCATCAAATTTTACTGTAACAAAACATTCATTTATAGGCTCTCTTACGGATCCCCACCCATATCGAATGTCGAAAACTCTTTCTCCTATTTTATATTCTGTTTCCATAACATTTAATTTATATATTTTCGTCTGTAAAACTCTATCAAATTATTTAATAGTTCTAAATCTCTTAGTTCTTCTCTCGCTTTTCTCGATTTTGCATAACGATTGTTGAATAGTTCTAAATCAAGATCTGTTAGTTTTTCTTCTAACCATTCTATTGCTACTTTGGTGTAAGGAACGGAACTACAACTTTGTATCATGTAGTTATTATAGTCCCTTCTTACATCTGACAGCATAAGCGTTTTGTCAATAGTATAATAAAAGAAACATGGTTCGGCATAACTTATCTCTTTAAGTAAACGAGAGGTTTCGAAGTCTACTAATTTTGTTTTCTTTCTTCTCATGGTCTAAAGCAAGTGTTCTACGGTCTTTTTTATTAGTTTCTACCTCTTCAATAATTTCCTTTCTAAGTTCTTTATAAGGATCATTTTTCTTTTTTTGGTCTGCGGCTTTGCAACTGTAAATCAATGTGGCTACTAAGGCGATTGTTATTTTTGTTTTCATATTTTAAAGTTAAATTTACAATTTCATCTTCTAACATTTTAATGTCATGATGCCAAGCTAAAATGATTAGAATGATTACAAATATTAATAGAGATATAATTAATAACATCATAATACAATATAATATGTTCCTTTCGGTATTTTAGTACAATTTTCTTCTACTTCTTTTTTACTCTCGAAAAACTCTTCTTCCAATAGTTCTTCTAAACTAAAAATATCTCCATCTTCTGTAAGGTATTTTGTTTCATCAGTTTTCATAATGCTTTCTACATTACCATTCATGAGATACTCTTCAGAGTTATACATTAGAGGCCTATCTAATGCTGACTCAGGAACCTTGTTAAGGATTTCCTTTAATTTTCTTAGTGTTACCATTTCTTATAATTTTTATAGTGCAAATGTATAAAATAATTTTAATATAAACAAATAAAAAAGAGATAATTTTTCAACTATCTCTTTTTACCACAAAATATGAAACAAATATAATCTATTAATCTATCGAAACCTCATATAGTTACTCAAAACAATGACAATCAATGTCTTAAGTTTTATAAGAATTATCAAACAGTAATTCTTAACGGCGTACTACACGCCTCTATTGGATACTGAAATTCTCCAACTACTTTTCTTAGAATATTAAGTGAACCATTTAAATCAGCATTAATTATTTTGTTTTTAGCCGACCTGAAAAGTCCTCTTTTAATTCTTTTTCCTAAATAACTTTCTTGTTTTCCTATAGTTTCATTATCTAGAAAACTACATTTAGATGTATAAGATTCTTCTGTAAGAATAATATTAATTCCTTCTAATCTACATTTATACTCTAACTGTTTTATAAAAACATAAAAAGGTATATTAACAAAAGTTTGATTATTTTTCTTTCCAATATTAATGTTTTGTTTCCACTCCTCATTGTATCCTATTACAAGAGTACTAATATCATTAGAAACTAAGAAATTCACTAACATTTTAGAAGATTTATGTAAATAATCTTTAACTTTATTGTTTCTTTTGTTTGTTATACTTTCTATTCTTTTTGATGTTTTCTTGTTACCTTTTAAGTGTGACTGAAGTCTGGCTTTTTCTTTATTATAGTATTGATTAATTGACTTCAAAGGTTTACCATTAATAATAAAAGGTTTAACAACATTTGAACCAACTGTAGCTAAATTATTTAATCCTAAGTCAATAGAAGCATATCTTCCATTATCACTTTTAGGTTGGACATCAGCTATTTTATAAGTAACTTCGACTACATGATGATTGTTTCTAGGTAAAACTCTTACTTCAACTAAGTTAGACTCTGTCACTTTTGAAGGTATTTCTATAGATAAAGAAGATAGTTTGATTATACCTTTCTTTAAGTATCTTATTGATATAGCACTTTTAGGAAAAATAGCTATAAATCTATCTTCTTTATCTAAATACCTTGGAATCCTTACAGGTTTATCGTAAGTACCATTCTTTTTCTTCTTAAGTAAAGCAAAGAAAGCCTTAAAGTTTCTATCAAGTACCATTAGAATTTGAGTAGATACTCTGGTAGGTAATGAATAGTAATCTACATCTTTAGAATCGGCCATTAATCTATAAACTTCAAAATAATTCAGATAACTCTTAGTATTAAAATAATGTTGTCTAACCAAGTACAAAGCTTTATTATAAAGATTTTTTGTCTTAAAGCATAATTCGTCTAACTCTTTATTGTTCTTTATTATATGTCTTTCTGTTAAATACATTGTTTTATTAAGTTTATGTCAAATATCTTCATTAGTTATGAAAAGATATTAAAAATTATAAAGAAATAACATATTGCAAATATATAAAATATTTTTATACTACCAAAAAAGAGAGATAATTTTTAAAAAAGTTACCCCTCCTCACTTAATATATAGAAACAAATTGATAGTTACCTCACAAAAACCTCGTAGTCAAATTCAACTTCGTCATATCCTCCACTTAATGAATTACCATCATTTGGAACTTTAAAAGTCTTTTTGATAACTTTAATACTTCCTGATATAAACTGACCAGGTGCAATCTCTAAATCCTCAAAAGTAACATCTTCTGTAGGAAAATCTAATAATTCTAAAATCTCGTTGTCTGATAACTTTTGCATAACTTTTATTTTTTATTGGTGCAAAGATAATAAAAATTTATTAACTACCAAATATTTTATTCTTTTTTATTTACCCACAATTTATTGTATGGATAATATATCAACAATACAATATATAATATTCCTAATATTCCTGCTAATATAGGTTCATATTGAAAACATACTCTAATTAACCATATCATTACTAAATTTTGGATTATAAATAAAAAAATCCTGAATAAATTATGTCTCATGATGTTATTGATTAAAAATTACAGGAGTTCTACCATCGGTTATGATTACTTTATT